TGGCTGCATAATATCTCCTATGCCCGGTATAGGCCCCGGGCTGGCCTTGGTGGGTTGGCTAGTTGCGGTTCTTGATCTTCTGGAATGCTGCCACGCATCTTTTACAGAGGAAGGACGGCAGTTCTTTATATTCGCAAGCCTGTTGCCAAGTAACAAAATCAAACTGAATTGCGCCGCCCTTGAAGCCTTGGCTGCAAATGATTGTCCCTTTTGTGTTTTTGATATGTGCTTTCATGGTATCTCTCCCGTTGGTGGGGCGGGCGTTATTGCCCGATTTACTAGATTTTTTTAAATGCGGCGAGTCGTTTGGCAAGACCGCGAGCTGTGCCCATAACAAGCGGCTGCCTCATTTCGCTATTGAAAATTTCGGTTTCCATTGTCGGTATATATTTGGCGGCAGATTACAGCCACCCGATTGTCTCTGTGTCTAACTCCTCGTCCTGCATGAGGTCTGCGATCTGATCGTTGAGGTCCGCCACTATTTCGTTTTGAGTTTTCATTTTCTTTCTCCCGTTGGTGGTGGGCCGCTTGATTGCTGCCCTTTAGAGATAATATAGCCTTTTCCCTTGTTCCTGTCAAGGCCAATACAAGATTTTTATTTGTAATTAAAACAAGGCGTTATCAGGTTGCGAGTAAAATAGCGAAAAATAATTAAATAAAAGATGAAAATAATTTTAAGCCGTTGTTTTTCCTTGTGTTTTGGTGGGAATTAGGGGATAGTTCGTTATGATAACACATTTGGCCCATGTGCCGATATTCAACCGCTCAGTGTTTTTTGTGGGGGGGTGTCCGGCAGAAGAGGCAGAAAATGCCATTTATCGGCTAAAGGGAAAGCGAACAAAGGTATCTCTGTCATACAGGGCAGACGGATGCGTGAGAGATTGCGGCGGGGATGTTTTTGTCTGGGTTAAAGATTTAGATCGGGCAAGCGTTGTCGCCCACGAGGTAGCACATGCCGCCTGTTCAATCATGGAAGTGTGCGGGATACCTCAATGCAGGGAGACGGATGAGGTCATGTGCTACCTGATCGGCTGGCTAAAGATCAACGTGCAAGATAAAGTGTACGATAAGCTGGAAAAGGCACAGGTGCCAGAGAGCGCAGCGCACACGGTACTACACGGCAAGGGCCGGAGCAAGGCGGCAAAGGTCGCGGCTGGATCTGCATTGACTCAGCGAGTGAGGGAGTAGAGCATGGCGAAGAAAAAAACAGAAAAACCGCCTGAAGAGATATTGCCGGAAGCGGTTAAGCCGCACCCTTTGGCCGGAAACCAATTCTGGAAGGTGCGGTCGTCGCACGGGCGCAACCCAATATTTGCCACTCCTGATAATTTATGGGATGCCTGCATTCAATACTTCGAGTGGGTGGCGGCGAACCCGCTGAAGGAGGAAAAGCTGTTTGCTTTCCAAGGCGTAGTGACCCGGACGACTATTGACAAGATGCGGGCCATGACCATAACGGGGCTTTGCTTGTTTTTGGATATCTGCGAAACCACATGGGCTAACTACCGGAATAATGAAGATTTTTTGTGGGTCACACGCAAGGCAGAAAAGATAATCTATGAGCAGAAGTTCACGGGTGCCGCTGCGGATCTCTTGAATCCGAATATAATTGCCAGAGATTTAGGGTTGGCAGAGCGGCAAGTGATAAAGATTCCTGATGGCCGCATTGAAGTGGAGTTTGTCCGGGCTCAAGATGAAAATCCGGCTACCTGATAAGCTCCATGATGTTTTCACCGGCCCGGCCCGATACCGGGGGGTACATGGTGGGCGCGGCAGTGGTAAGTCACTGGGGTTTGCTACCATGGCTCTTGTCCGAGGGATGCAAGCCAAGATCCGCATCCTTTGCGCTCGGGAGATCCAGACCACCATACGCGAATCAGTATTGCAAGAGCTTGTCAGCGCGATAGAATACTGGGGCCTCGAATCGTTCTACGATTACGGGGCCTCTTACGTTTCGGGGATCAACGGGACGGAGTTTATCTTCAAGGGGTTGCGGCACAATCACAAAGAGGTAAAATCCACCAAGGGCGTGAATATCTGTTGGGTGGAGGAAGCAGAAGCCGTATCCGATGAATCATGGCGGGTGCTTATCCCTACGATTCGGGAAGAGGGCTCTGAAATCTGGATGACCTGGAATCCAGAAGATCCAGACGCGGCGACGCAGAAACGGTTTATTGACAGCCCGCCACCGCGCACCAGGATAGCGCAGATGAATTACCGGGATAACCCGTGGTTTCCCGAGGTTCTGGATCAAGAGCGACTGCATGACCTGGCCACGCTTGATAAGCACATGTACTGCCATATCTGGGAGGGCGGGTGTATTGTCCGTACCGGCATGGAGGTCTACCACGCTTTCAGCAAGGAGAATGTTTCCGAGGATGCGGAGTTTGACCCGGCATTGCCGATCCTTTGGGCTCATGATTTCAATATTGGAGAGGGAAAGCCGATGAGTTCTTGTCTGTGCCAGATCAAAAAAGGGCCGGACAAGGACGGGAAGATAAGGCCAGAGCTGCATATTTTCGAGGAGATAATTCTTGAAACCGCCGATACCAACGACGCGGCCAATGAGATGAAGAACCGCCACCCGAAACACACGGTCATTGTCTACGGTGACGCGTCGGGCCGGTCAAGGGACACCAGATCAAAAACAACGGATTATCTTTTGCTGGCATCTCATGGATTTTCAAACCAGAAAGTGCCGGGCCAAAACCCGCCTATCCGGGACCGGCACAACGCCATGAATGGACTGATGAAGAGCGCAAGCGGAGATGTCCGGCTATTCGTTCATCCCCGGTGCAAGGTGCTGATAAAGGGGCTTGAGCGGGTGAAGATCAAGAAGGGGTCTGGATATCTTGAAGAAGAGACATATGAGCAGCACGTTACTACAAGTCTTGGGTACTTGGTCCACTATGAATTCCCGGTTGCGGGCCGGGCTATGAAAAAAATCGTTATCGGAGGAATTTAGATATGGGAGTAGCAAGCGAACATCCGGCATATTCGGCGATGAAGGAAGCATGGCAGAAATGCCGAGATTGCGCGGTGGGTCAAAAGGCGGTTCACGCTGCCAGGGTTCGGTATCTCCCTAAGCTCAAAGAGCAAACGGACGAGGATTACAAGGCATACCGGGGCCGGGCCACGTTCTACGGGGCGTTTTATCGTACCACGGTGGGCCTCAAGGGTATGCTGTTCCGCACCGAACCGCAAACCACACTTCCCGCAACCGTAGAGCCGATGATGGGTGACGTGACGCTATCCGGTGTGCCGCTGGAAACATTCGGGCAGATGGTGGCGGATGAGCTACTTACCGCGGGGCGGGCAGGGGTAATGGTGGACTATCCTCAATCCCCGGACGGCGCAACGCAGGCGGATGCCCAGCGGATGAACCTCCGGCCAAAGCTGGCATTATACAAGGCAGAGAGCATCATCAACTGGCGCACAGGGATCGTCAACAACACAAACACTCTGACCATGGTGGTGCTCAAAGAGACGGCGGAGATTGCCATTGACGAGTTCACCTTTGAGACTGATGAGAAGAAAACGGCGCGTTACCGGGTGCTGGACCTTACCCCGGGCGGATACCGGCAGCGGCTGTTTAAGGTTGGAGACAAGGGGGAGGATATCCAGGAAGGCAAGGATGTCTACCCGCTGATGAGTAATAAGCCGATGGAGTTCATCCCTTTCCAGTTTTTCGGGGTAGATGACACAACCCCGACCGTGTTTGATCCGCCGCTTGTGGATTTGGCAGACACGAATTTATCCCATTATCGCAGCACGGCAGACCTGGAGCACGGATGCCATTTTACGGGCCTACCTACAGCGGTTGTTTCCGGGTACACGGCGGAAGAGGGGCAAAAGCTCTACATCGGCAGCCAGGCGGCATGGGTGTTCCCTAACCCGGAAGCCAAGGCGGCATATCTGGAATTTACTGGACAGGGCCTTGATTCCTTGTTCAAGCTGATCGAGCTCAAGGAAAAGCAAATGGCCATCCTTGGGGCAAGGATGCTGGAAAACCAGAAGCGTCAGGTAGAGAGCGCAGAGGCCCAGAGCATCCGGCAGCAGGGGGAAAGCTCTGTCTTGGCGGCGATGGGAAACACGTTCAGCCAGGCTATGACGCAGGTCTTGCGCTGGTTTTCGAGTTGGGCCGGGGCTTCTGGGGATGTTTCCTATAAATTGGACGTGGATTTCAGCGCCACCGGATTAACTCCGCAGATGCTGACGGCGCTGGTTGCAGGATGGCAGGCTGG